ACCCTAATGATACTCTCGTATCAAAAATGAGTTTTAAAGAAAAAACATTATTCGGCAAGAAAATTGCATCAAGTGATATACATTTTTGTATTCCTTATTATCCTTGGCAGGTAGGCCAGGTATATACCGAATATGATGATACAGTGGATTTGGAAGGTAAAAACTTTTATGCTGTCGTAGGTCCAACTCAAAATGATACTGGTGATTATAGAATTTATAAATGTTTAGACAACAATAATGGTTCGACAGTTTCAAACCCACCAAATTATAATTCAACAACAACAAATCAATTATATAAAACAGCTGATGGTTATGTATGGAAATACATGTACAGACTGAGTGATTTGGAATTTGAAGCATATAATGCTTTAGGATTTATTCCTGTTGTTGGTATGACAGCAAACAATGCAGTAATTCAACCATCTGACGCCGGTGGTTCTACAATTTCAGATGTTATTGTATCGAATCCAACAATTAATAATGGATATACTATTGAGGAAGGAAGATTAAATGCTAGTCCAACAGGTGATAAACTTTCGATTGTAGCTGATTCAGGTTATAATTTTAGTCCAATTACAAATTATTATACTGGTCAATATATCTACACAACAAATTCAAATGGTGTTTCAAGATTATTTGAAATCACCTATTATTTCTACGATAGCAATACCGATGAAATTGAGATAAGGGTAGGCGCAGACCTCATAACAGGTGCAGCAGGCCCAACTCTTGCTGGTGTAAGTAATAATGCAAGTATTACAATCTTTCCAAAGGTTGAAATTAAGGGAGACGGTACTGGTGCAGTAGCTATTCCAAATATTGTTGATGGACAAATAGTCAATATTACAATTTTGCAACAAGGTTCCGGCTACCATAATGTTACAGCACAAATTATTGACCCCGTCTTTGATTTCGATCCGGAAGATGCTACGACAACAGATATCAGAGCTATTGTAAGAGCAGTAATGTCACCTGATGGTGGACACGGAACTAATCTGATTGACGAATTTAAATGTAAAAACTTTAGTCTGTATGGCTATATTTCGGCTGCAGATAATACAAACATTGGGGCAGTTAATACATACTCTGCAGTAGGAGTTGTAAGAACACCCTCATTTGCAAACACAGCGCCAGATGTTTTTGATAACCGAATCGCGGTGGTCACTAATGACTATGCAAAGGTTACAGCAAATAATACTATAACACAACTTAATACCGACAACGAAATTATATTCTCTGCGAGGGTTCATGAAGTTGATGAAACAGCAAACACAATTTATTTAGCAGAATATATGGGACCATACCAGAATTATGCCAATACTGGAAACGGAGATATTTCATTGGATATAACTTTACCATTTAGAAATGAAACAGGTCAAGTAATTTCAATAAATACACCTATAGCAGATAATATTACAGTTTCAAATTACATTCAAAGGACAGGCGAAGTGTACTTTATGGAAGATTTCTTTCCACTTGCACGTACAGACCTTTCTAGAGAAGAATTTAAGTTTGTATTGGAATTTTAAGGAAAATAATTAAAGATGCCTATTAACACAAACCTCAATCAAGCTCCATATTTTGATGATTTCGATCAAGAAAATCAATATTATCGCGTTCTGTTTAAGCCAGGATTTGCGGTTCAAGCTCGAGAGCTTACTCAGCTTCAAACTACACTCCAAGACCAGGTAGAACAATTTGGAGATAATATATTTAAGGAAGGTAGTATTGTTAAAGGTTGTAACTTTACAGAACTTGATGACCTTCAATTTGTAAAGCTAATTGATATTGCTGGATTCGACCCAAGAAATTATATTAGTACAAGAACAACTGAAGAAATTTTAGGTCAGGAAGTAGAACTTGATTATGTTTATGAGATTGTTGGTGGAACATCTGGACTGAAAGCAAATATTATTCAGGCAGCTCAAGGATATCAAACGAATCCACCAGATTTAAATACATTCTTTATTAACTATACAAATACGTCTACAATTTATAAACAGTTCCAATCTGGTGAAGCTTTAACAATTAATCTTTATAAATTTAAGGTTGGTACAACTGAAGCTACTGCTACTATTCCTAATGTCGCCTCAGCTCGAGATAGTATTTCAGGACTTGCTGTTACATCTCTAGCAAATCATGTTGGAAATTCATTCGGTATTCAATCCTCTCCAGGTATTATATTCCAAAAAGGGCATTTCCTATTTGCAAAAGACCAAACAATTGTTGTTTCAAAATATAACAATGTTCCAGATGGTGTATCAATTGGTTATCAAGTCACAGAATCATTAGTTAATAATCTACAAGATAATACACTATATGATAACGCGAATGGTTCAAACAATGAAAATGCGCCAGGTGCTGATAGACTTAAAATGACACCAAACTTAGTTGCATTAACAACAAGTACTGGTGATACCGATTCTAATTTCTTTACACTTGTTCGTTTCCAAAATGGTAATTCAGTTACAGTTCGTGATGTTTCTCAATATAATGTTCTAGGTGAAGAAATGGCCAGGAGAACATATGAAGAGTCTGGCAACTATATTTTAAATGATTTCCCTGTACAAACTGATGATAGAATACCAGCTGGTGAAACAGAATCTGTAGTTCATGCATTGGTTGGACAAGGTACGGCTTACGTCAAAGGTTATAGAGTAGAAAACTCAGGAGACCGTGCGTTTGAAATCGACCAAATTTCAACAACAGAAGTGGTTAATGCTCAATCCGTATCATTAAATTATGGTGGTTATTTGGGTATTAACTCAATTCAAGGTACTGTACCTTTAAATTACACATCCGTAATATTATTAAACTCTGGCAACGCAAACATTGGTTCCGCTACAGTAATAAATGTAACACCAACAAGAATTTATTTAATTGCGATTAAGCTGACTTCAGGTACAGTTTCTGATATCGCTAAAGTTCAAGGCTTATCTGGTAACATTTCGGTAGACCCTTCAAGACTTATTGAGTCAAGAACAAAGGCATTGATTTTTAATACAGGCTTAAAGAGTCTGTTCTCAACAACTGACACATTAATACCAGTAAGAAGCTCAGAGTCTGCGACTCAGACAGGAAATGTAATTACATTAAATGCAGACCCAGGTGAGGATTTTGCATGTACAAATGATGATGTTCTTGTTGTTGATAACACCAATACTTACATACCAGTATTGTCTACTACCACAACGGTAAACAATAGTGTATTAACTATAAACTTAGACCCGGCCGCGTCGTCTGCGACGAATGTGACTGTGTACTATAACAAAAGGTTAATAGGCTCATTAAATGGTATAGAACCACATAATAAAATTGCAAGTAATACCTATGTTAAAGTGGTATACAATCCTGCTATATCAAAATATAGTTTAGGTTTCCCAGATGTCTATAAACTTGTAAGTGTTGTGGATTCAACTGGTGAAGATTATACAAGTAGTTTCAGATTAAAAACAAACCAAAAAGATACATATTATGATATTTCGTATATGGAATCCATTGCTGGCAGACCAGAACCTTCTGGAACACTTACAGTCAATTTAAAGGTTTTTGAAATTTCACAAGCAACAGGCGAATATTTCTTTACTATTAATAGTTATCCAAACACACTTGATAGTTTTGATATTCCAACATATCTATCGGATTCAGGTACCAGATATAATCTTAGAGAATGTTTTGATTTCAGACCTCATCATGCTAAGGACCCAGCTGCAAGTTATACTGCCACTGAAGGAACAGCTCCAACTATTAGTACAGCTGTAGGTGCTTATACAATATCTTTCTTTGGTGCTCCTCCATTACTACCAGCTCCAGGGCAAAATATTACAACTGACATTGAATATTACTTGTCACGAGTTGATGTAATCGCATGTGACTCTTATGGACAAATTAATCTGATTAAAGGACAAGAGGAACGATTCGCAGTTCCACCTCGTTTGGATACTGACCAATTAGCTATTGCCAATGTGACGATACCCGGTTTCCCTGCACTTTCAAGATTAAATGCAGCCAAACAAGGTAAGTTTGAATACGCAATTAAAGCCAAATCAACAGGTATTAAAGCCTTCACAATGAAGGAAATGCATGCCCTTGATAAGAAAATAGATAACCTTTCATATTATATTTCTCTTAACCAATTGGAAGCTGAGACTCAAAACTTGGTTATCACAGACGAAAATGGATTAAACAGATTTAAAAATGGCTTTATCGTAGATCCATTTAATGATTTATCTTTATCAAATGTCGAAGATGCTAGCTTTAATGCTGCTATACCATTTAACCAAAGAATATTAACTCCATCAGTTAAAACTTATCCGTTAAATTTAAAATATAAAACTGCTACAGGCTCTACAGTATTCCCATCAACAAGTCTACCAAAAGTTGCAACGATTGCTAGAGATTCAAGTGTTAATATTATTAATCAACCTTATGCATCTAATTTTAGAAACTGTGTAAGTAATTTCTACAAATATGAAGGCGATGGTGCTATTTCACCACCTTATGATGGAAATTATGATACAACAACTAATCCTGCTAATATTGATATTGACCTATCAAGTCTAACTGAGACAATTCTTGATACAGTTCAAGAATTCATACCAATGACTGATACTAGTCAAACACAAACATTCGAACAAACAGATAGACGTGGTGGTGGAATCGAAACTACAACTTTCACACAAACAACAAGTGAAATTGTTGTTGAACCAGGTGCAGAGGCTGTAAGCTTTGTTGGTGACTTTATGACCAACTTTGCATTCGAACCATTTATGGCTGGTCGTGATATTAAAATTTATATGGCTGGTTTAAGACCATCAACAAGACATTATTTCTTCTTTGATGGTGTAAATGTAAATACGCATATTATTCCTGGAACACCAGCTGATACAGTGGAAACTGTTGAAAGATATGGTGAAAAGGGTGCTGTTGTAGAAACAGATGCGAATGGTGTTTTAAGAGCAGTATTTGCATTACCAAGAGAAACATTTTATGTTGGAGATAGAGTATTACAAATTGCTGACGTAGACACGCTTGCAAATATTGATTCTGCCTCTACTTCAAAAGGTTTCCTTACATATCGTGCATATAACTTCAGCGTTGAAAAAACAAGTTTAACAACCACAACAAGAACTCCAAATGTTGATGTTAATACTACTGTAACGACAAGAAACGTTGCGAGACGAAGACGTGGTCGTGACCCACTTGCTCAGACATTCTTTATTAAAAAAGGTATGGGTGCTGGATCCAATTCGGTTTACCTATCTGAGGTAGATGTATTCTTTAAACGTGTCAGTACTGTAAATGGTATTTCATTACAAATACGTGAAGTCGTAAATGGATATCCAGATACTGCAATTTTACCTTTCAGTGTAGTACATAAAGTTCCTTCACAACTAACATCAGCTGTAAGTGATGATGCTTCTGTTGCAACAACATTTGCATTTGAGGCTCCAGTAAGATTGGATGTTGAAAAAGAATATGCATTTGTATTACAACCGGATGCTTCTGACCCTAATTATCTTGTATATACATCTAAGGTTGGTGGCAGTGATTTAACTCCTGGCGATACCCAAGGTTCAGCAATTGTACAAGACTGGGGTGATGGTGTTCTATTTACTTCAACAAATAATTCTGCATGGAAATCTTACCAAGATGAAGATGTTAAATTTACTATAAAAAGACAAAATTTTGTAGGGCCAACTGGTGTTGTCACAATGACAAATGCCGACCATGAATTCCTTACAGTTGAAAATTTAAATGGTAGATTTACTCAAGGTGAATTAATATATCAAGAAAAATCATTACAAGGTTCAACTGAAGCGAATGTTGCTATTGTTGCTGCAAGTACAACTGTTACTGGGGTATCATTAGACGATACTTATGCTGTTGGGGATTACATTAAAATCTCTCAACCTTCTCCAGGCACTACATTTGATATATTTGAGGTTACGAATGTTGTAAACGCAAATCAGTTAACAGTAAATAAACCTGCTTCTTTCACCTCGAACCCTGCTCCGGCAATTCCAGTTGTGGCTGGTCATTTATCATATTATAATATTAATAATCCATACGAAATGCAACTAGAAAATAGTACAGCTACTTCGACAAGAGGCTTTGCAGCTGCAGGAACTATTATAGGTTTTGATAGTGGAAGAACAGCAACGGTCACTAGTGTTGATAATATTAATTTAAGTTATGTACAGCCTATGATTATGAAAACGACTGATTCATCTTCTAAGACAAGTCTATCTGGAACATTTGTGCCACCCGATGCAATAAATACTACATACAATCAACCAATGAAATTTAATGATAATAATCATTTCAGTAAAGATGGTGTGGTTGTTTATAGTAAATCGAACGACCCTGCTGGTGCAAAGGCATTTGAC